CTTTAGCCATTTTTATCATCCTCTAATATTTTGTTTAAAAAATCGCGTAATAATTCTATATCGTCTTTCAAATGAAGACATCCACCCATAAAAGGCAGAACGCTATCTCTCTCATTGAATACCAAGCAAATATTTTCATTTTCATATTCCATCATCATTCCGGTAGTTTCTTCCTTATCACCGCAATATCCACCAAATATTTTTCCAATTGATATTTTAAGCATTAGCCATTTTGTCCTCTTTCGGTTTCGATGTTTTCATATGATGAACTTCAATTGCTTCTTTTAAATGAGTATGCGCCATGCCAAGTTTTTTCATTTCAAGTTCTGCTTCATATTTAGCACGCTCTGTTAATGCCTTAACAAGTTGAACACTGGAACCAGTTTCATTCATATGTATTTCAGCCTTCGTCTTATATTCTTCTAGCCTAATTTTCTCCATGTCCACAGCAAATTGAGCCTCATTCTTCTTAGCGTCCATTTGCAATTTCTGCATATCAACTTGTTGCTTAAGAATAGCAGGATTATTTTGCATCTCTTGTTGTTGCATTTGCATAGCCATTTGTTTTTGTTGCTCTTGTTCTTTTTGCCACTCATCAACCATTGATTTCAATTGCTCAAGTCCTTTACCTTCCATGTTATCAAGAACGAAATTCAATCCTTTATCGGCAATAAATTGTGCAAACAAAGGAGACATTCCCATCATCTCTTTAACCATCATAATGGTACGTGATTTCTGAACTTGGAAACTTGCTCCAGCTTTAACTACAACATTTAAAGGATCTGTATCAAAGTCAAAAGGTAGTCCATCGTCAGTGTTAATCTTAACAAAACTTCTCTTGCCTTCTTCATCTAAAATAGGAATAGTGCGTGGAGTGGTGTAATATTTAGGCAGTAAATCCACATAAACTTGCGACGCTCTTTGAAGTCCCTGCATAAATCCAACCACATAAGGCATTGCTGCCGAATTAGACTGCGTAGCCCCTTCGACAATGGCAACACCAGATAACTGATTGTTATTAATGCCAAGTGCCGCATCATAAGAGCCAAGGATTTGCTCCATTAAAGAATCAGCACCGCTAAATGCTTGGGCTATCTCAGGAGGCGCTGGAACTTTCTGTACTTCCCTAATGGGATTGCTTATAGGCATTTCAGGATTATTTTCATGAACGGAATTGAATACATAGACATTCGCCTTAGACGGATTCTCATAAGCTTCTAACAATCCTTCTTCTTTAGGCAATGCTTCTTTTGCAACCATCAATTTTGCTTGAGTTTCGTTTTCAATTTCATTTGCTAATGCAATACCCGCGTAATTTTTTAAACGTTGAGCTCCACGGGCATTATAAACATAAGGGCGACATACCTGCCTGACATTTCCATTTTTTGGCGTCTTAACCATGACGCTAGAGCCATCAACAAAAATCAATGGAAGCATCGTATAATCAGTCTGTTCATATTCAAGAACCTGATTGTCAATCACACGATACCTATCAATTCTATCAATTAGCGTTTTTCTCGGCTTTCCCATTTGAACCGGAGGCATTGTAATATCATTCCATTCATCAAGAAGCTTTCGATAAGCTTCCATGGTCATCACTTTGCCATTAGGATTTTCGTCATCACGAACTTTAACAATCGTCTTCTCACGCTTAACCTTTTCATAATAATCAGCAACCAGAATAATGGATGAATTATCATTGATGTATGACCAGTTGAATCCGGCAAAATCACGTCTAAAACTTAACGTATTGGTTGGGACATCTGGGAATTCTTCTTCAAAATCTTCTTTGCTCTTAGGAAAAAGTTCGGCACAAAACATTCCATCGCCTTTGTGAGGCAGTCTAGCTAGTTTATCAAAAACTGACAAAGTCGGCTCTGCACGAACAATATTAATCACCTGATCCATCGACATGGAATTTGCATAGTCGGTGTAAACTTTGAAGACAGAAAAACCACCGGCAAGTAGGTCTTTATATACTTCGTACCTTGTATGTTCATTCTTAATATCAAGCAAAACGTGACGAAGATGCTGCTCAACAACTTTCATTGTCATCCAATCCACATCATTTTGATTATCAGATGTCACATATATATCTGGCTCTTGCTTACTGAATTCACCAAGCAATCTTGATATTCTAGATTCTAGAATATTGAATTCTAATTGAGGTTTATTCATAGTTTGAAGAAGAGTAATTTCATCGCCAGTTAAATTTGATTCAAAGACAAAGCGGATGAATTCATTGTATCTGTCGTAGTTTTCACGGAAATAATCATGTGAATTACGAACGCGGTTTTTTATCTTAGATAATCGGTCTTGATATCGTTGAGCAACTTGCATACCTGCGCGTCCTCATTATGAAATTATTATTTATATGCCTTATGTCTCAATCTTTCAACCCTATTTTTAGTCGAAGTCAAGGAGTGTGCCATTTGATTATAATCTGTTTGGTTAGTATTTGCATGTATTAATGTTTTGTCAATAAGGGCAATGCGAATTGCATCTGCCAAAGTATCAGCGATATCGTCGTGTCGATGTGTTTCATTAGCGGTTATTTTACTCATGTGCTTAATGCACATTTCAGAATGGCGAGCATTTAAAGTGAAACTTATCTTTTTAGCGGCTACATGCGGCTGACATTCTAAAAATCTTTTCGTCTTATTTCCTGTCGCAGCGTTGCGAGGAATATCTCGTATTTGCATACCACGGATGTCTTTTAAAGAAGAAAGTAACGTACTGCCCGTGCTCTTTTTCTCGATAGCTGCTAACTGAGGAGGCATCTTATGCCTCATACATCCTGACCAAAAATCAATAAAGGTAGAATGTAAATCACAAGGTTCAATTCTTGTTTCCAAGCAATCTATCCAATGAAGGCCATATTCTCCGGTTTTTCTTCCCATATTTTCTATTTCATATAGACCGAAGAAACTAAAAACTGTCGCATCATTGTAATCCTTGTCTGTTTCTGCCGTATCTGCCGTGATAAAAGTTGCTAGCATTTGTGGTTCGTAATCCAAAATAATGAACCATTCATCTTTAAAGATTGCGCCACCCGCCGGTTGCGGATCTTGTTGCATCTGAGCAGCAAACATATATATATCTCGTTCCTGCCTAATCCGAAGCATCTCTAATGGAAATGCCTCTGGATAAAGAGCATTTCCAGCTTCGTCAATAGCTTTCAATATGACTCTTCGCCATTCATGACCATCTTCACCAGCCAATAAATAAGCAGCCAAATCTGCTTCATGTAGTCTTTGCCCAATGAATATTGTCGGAACATTTACGCCACGCGCACGCTGTTGAATTGTTTCTCTATAATTTGCGATCACTTTTTCTCTTATTGTTTCAGAGTGCGCCTCATCTGGCTTCAAAGCATCATCTATTATAGTTGCACCCGAAAACCTATCAAGTCCTGGTAGTCCGCTATCTCTCCCAGTTATGGCGCCTCCGGAACCAAATGCCGCTACTTGACCGCCATGTGTAGTCTGGAAAAAATCTTTAGCTTTACTATCAGATCGCAATTCCACATCAAACAATTCCCTATATTCCCGCAACATCATAATACGTCTAATTGTATCGGTATGGCTGGCTGCCAATGTTTGAGAATATGAGATGTACAAAAATCTAGAGTCTGGATATTTTGACAGGCACCATGCTGTCCACATGCTAAGCAAAGTGCTCTTCCCGTGTCCAGGAGGAACATTTATAATTAACCTGGTGGTCTCTAACCTAGAACATTTCATTAATTCTCTACATATAGTTACTATATGATTTTCTCTTCCAGGTGGGTTTGGAATTATAAAGTTTCTACCAGTCAATAATGGATAAAATGTTCTTGTGAAAAGGAAAAAGCTTGATTGCAAATCTGAGATTAATTGGGCATGTTCATTTGGGGTCATTTCGCATAGCCAAAAATTCTTCTTCAGTTGGGCGATTATCATGAATCAAACAATCACTCAGTATTGCTGCATATACATCAAGATATGGATTTAATAATTCTTCCAATTTTTTCACCATCTCTTCATTTGTATATTTTTTAATTATTGAATTATTCATCTACATCCCTCGGTGGTTCAGGAAGTGACATATAATATTTAACATGTAACCATTCCCGTGTTTTCAATGATTGCCATGCTAATCCATCAAATGGAATATAATAATCATAACAAGCCAATTCAGGAATTAATTTATGCTCTCTAAATTCTGGATAAAACTTCTCATGCATTACCAAAAATATTTCATAGCATAAACCATCACCAGACGGCAATCTATCACTACATTTTATCCATTTAGTCATCTATTTCTTCTATTTTCCATGAGATTATCACTGGATTCGTAGGGTAATTGGTGCACATAGAATTTAAAGCTATTTCAAACTTTTTAGCTATAACTTTATTTGTTTTATGTATCATATACAAATATTCCAAAGAAACATTACCATTATTATCTCTATATTCATGACCCAAAGGAATTCCTAATGACTTCCAAGAATCTTTATAAATTATTTTAGTCATCTATTTCTACCGGATCAGGTACGCAGAAATGGGTTACTCCATATATTTTCTCATAACTGGACTCTTGGCAATCCTCGCAATAATAATCATGTATCCATACATCGGGTGTATCAATACTTTCTAGACGAGCGGCATAACATATATTGTTTTCGGTAAAAATCAAACAAGTCGTGCTTGTCATAGGCTTATATTTCTTAACGCTATACCATTTCATTCAATGATTCTCCCACAATTATCTCCATAATGGAGATAATACTCCAATTCCCCATAACACCTTAAACAACGAACCACGCATACTTTAATTGGATCTACCGGGGAGTCGTGGTGAATTACATTATGTCTTCTGCAAGAATATTTATGACCATAAATAAAACAGATTATTTTATTGATTATCATTATTATATAACCTTATTCTTAACATATTTAACAAACCAAGCCGTCATAGCAGGAATCTTTTGCTCACCACTTTCATAATATTGATACATACGTAATGAACATTGTAATAATTCTGCCATTTCTGTTTGTTTTAATTCTAGCTGCTTACGGATTTCTTTTAGTTCTATGTTAGTCATATATGAATCTATTAAATAACCCACCGGTTTGAGGATACATTAAGCATAGCCTTGGTGGGTTTTCTTATGAGATTATAACACGCAATAACTGCATGTCAATATAGGATAATCTTCAATGCTGGCGTGGATCTTTATGAGACATGGATGATTAATTATATTTCACTGGAATTAGTTTTATTTAATTCATGGAAAGGAATTTTAAATGTATCCCTCCATTCCTCAGGAAGCAAAGATTGAATAAAATGATAATTTGCTTCATTATAAATTCGAACAACTTCTTTCCTTTCTTCCTCTGTCATTTCTTCGAATGGCTTCATTAAATATCACTGTTATTTGTTTTATTTAATTCATTAACCAAATCTTTAATCTTAGATAATGTTTCTTGAGGATTGGATTCTTCTTGTTTTTTGTCGCCGTATATTTTAGGGGCTAATTTTGAAGCAAGCCACTTTCTTGTATCAACTCTTAGTTTACATCTTTGAATGTGATCGCCATTAACTTTATACCCTTGAAAGTTACCATCATCATTCAAGGATTCCATCCAATCATTGCGAGAATCATCAGCTATATCTAAGATATCTTCTGTTAAAAACTCTATCTGTTCGCACTTGGCTTGTGCGTATTGGGAACGGAACTCTGGATATTTTCGACGCCAAATATTGATTGTTACCTTATCTGGCATATCATCATATAAGTCTGTTAATCGACGTAGTCCCATATCATGGGTAGCTACTCTTTCACATATTAACTCAACAATCTCGGGGGAATATTTTGTAGGTCGCCCACCAGGCATAATTATCTCCTACAGCATAAAAAATTTCTAGATTTATCGGTCATTTTTTAGCTCGCTAACTTCTTTCAGAAGTTCATTATAAGCATAAACCAATCTTTCATAGGCATTTGCATGGTTATTAATGATATTAGCAAGGTCCCTGTATTCAGGTAAATTACCTATCTCATTAATGAATTGAGTCACCTTTTCTTTAACGGACTTTTCTACTTCTTTAAATAAATCTGCGGATAATTTTTCTCTGAAGCTTATCTCTGGATTTACTTTCTCATATCTTTTAATAAGCTTATCACATTTCTCAAGGGCATAATCTATTCTTCTATAAGCGGCCCATATATCTTTTTCTATTTTAGACAATTCAACTAAAAGATGGTTTTTTAGAGCGCCATGTTTTCGAGATATCAAATCAACAATTTCTTCATCTGTCATAAAAAAACCCAAAATTGATCCTCCGGTTACGATTCGAACGTAACAACTACCCATACTTTCGTACAGAGCTCTGCCACTGAGCTACGGAAGTTTCTGAAACTCTTCATCAAACATTTTCACGGCTTTTTCTCTGGTGACTTTTGCGGACACCATAAGTTGAGCAATCGCATCCCGATACGTCTTAGACCTCTTATCAACTGGTACTTGCTTAGATTCGCCTTTTGTCTTAATTTCTTCATATTGGCAATCACAAGTTACGTCCATCATGCCAATACCTCGTTTTTTACCGGAGTTATTGCATTTAGGACAAAGCATAAGTTACCTTTAAATAATTAATGAAATTGTTAATACCATCTAAATAATCCCACAATGATTCAAAATCATCAAGCTTTCCATGGTATTTAATTAAAGAAAAGTTCACAAAATCTCTGGATAACTCTGTCAATAACTCATATTACCTTATATTTTTCATACATTTCAAGTGGTGATCAAATTCATTTCATTTTAGGAGAAACAATTTCTCATATTTCTATTGATTTAGTATGAGAAATGGCTTATCATGTTTCTATTGAGTTAATAAAAGGGGGTCAAAGTGAAAGATACATTAACGTATGAAGTTTTAGAAAATTACAAAGATTTATTTTATTTGCATAATTATAAAAAATGGTTTGTTGATTTATTAAGTAAAGAAAAAAACGAAGAAATAACTGAGCATCTGAAAATTTGCTTAAATATTTGCAATAGAAAATTGAAGGGTAGTTTTTACGAGAGTATTTAAAAAGGATTAAGAACGGAGATTAAAAAATGATAGTAGAAAAATTTAGTGCGCAGCAAATAGAATCGATAATAAATAAAGTAGTTCCCTTAATAGCCGATCCAGAAGATTACGAATTCTTTAGAGGTGTTTTATTTGTAAAAGCTGATTCTTGCAAAAGCAGCAGTGAATTTTCTTATTTTATTTCTAAATTATTAAAAAAAGGGAATTAAAAAATGAATTTATTAGATTTGAGATACATACAATCTTACAGCCCCAGGTGTGAATTTGATGGGGATTTTGATGGTGGAAGTTACACCATAAATTTTCATTATAAACAAAGTCATTGTGTTCATGAAAAAATAGAATACACGTTGAGAGCAGAGGATTATGAAGAACTAATTGATGGTTTAGAATATTTATTAAAAATACTTAAAAAAGGAAATTAAAATGAAAGACGTAACCCTATATAGCCTATGCGGAGAAGACCATTATGTTTTTGCAAGGATGAATGATGATGGAGAGGTAACCGTAGAGGTACAAGATGAAAATGACAATGTTGTTTATCAAGAAAAAAGCAACAGAGCGGCATGGGAGTCTTTAGTATCTTTCGCAAAAATGGTGATTAGGCAGGATGGGGGTTTAGATAAATGACAACAGAAGAAATAAAAATAATAGCACATGCCGCTGAATGGTGTTGTTTTTGGTTAGCAATTGGACTTGGTAGCATAAAAATTAGGGGTAAAAATGATTGATTACGAAAAATTGAAGATAGTCTGCCAATTAGCTGAAAAATTAAGTAGAAAAGATAAATGGGTGACGATAGAAATCGAATTTACGGGGCAAAATGGTTTAGAAAATTACGGACTGACAGCAACGAATGAGGCGTGCTTATATTTCGGGAAAAAAATCGATGAACTTATCACAACATTAACCGAATTAACTCAATCAAAATCTAAATATGAAATTGGTCAAGAGGTTTGGTTGATAGATTGCGATGAGATATGTACAGCAAAAATAAAATACCATAAAGACAATGATGAATATGTATTAAGTGATTGCAAAACGCTGGACGGATGGGATACAGGAGGCAATTGGAAGCATCCAGATAAATTATATCCCACCAAACAATCCCTAATAGACTCCCAAATAGAATATTGGAATAAATTAAAACTAGATTTCATGGAACCTAAAATGGAATTGAAAATAAAAATCACTGACCTAATGTGGAAATTCACCGAAAAATATGGGACCAAAGGACCAAATTGTCTCTATCCTAACTGCGGTAAAATATTAGTAAATGTCATAAATAGTTGTCTAAAAGAAGCCAAAAAACAAATCGGGTGCGAATCCGAGGATGGGATTGAATGCCAACATGAAAGGGACGGCGCAATATATTGTAATACCATAGCAGGATACAAGCGCATGATGACGCACCAAGGAAATTATGAAGACACCAAATATAAATGCAAAAAATGCGGAGAATATTACAAATGAGTGATTTCACTAAAGAAGAATTAAAAACCATCCTTGAATGGAGCCAATATCTATCGACCGAGCATGGTACAGAAGGTGACGAAGAAGAACGCGCCCTTGATTTGAAAATTAAACGAATAATTGATAACTATTGCGAGCATGAGTACATAACATTCTTGCAAGACCAAAACAATGAACCATTTATTGAAAAATGCATGGAGTGCCATGCGTTGAGGATATGCAATGATAATCAGTGAAAATAAATTATACGAGATAAAACATCCTTATTATTGTTCAGACAATAATTATTTTAGTCGTGAATGTACTTGGGAATATGGTTGTTGGGATGATTTTTATGAAGAACATCACGACGATGATATTGATATGAACTTAATATTTCGCTGGGATTGGGATGAGCATGAAGTAAGTGATGACGAACAATCCACTGAAAATATCCTTCAATTATCTGTGATAAGGCAGCGCAAAGGAATATTTGGGGTTTATCTAATTGCAGTTAATAAAGAAGATGAGCCTAAAATAAAAGAATTTTTAAAGCCTCATGCTGATTATATGAAACAACTATGGAGAGGATTTGATGATAATCAGTGAAAAACAAATCATGCAGTTGATGGATTTTGCTCACTACACATTTGAGAAATTTAATAACGGAGATTGGTGGCATGAGGAAGGACTCAAAATAGAGTTAGCCAACCTTCTTGATAAGATAACAACACAACAATCCGAACAACTAAAGGAAATAGAATGAATGACTGGTATACCCCCCAAGAAAGACTAAACAAGTCATATCCTTTAATTAGAAAATGGCTTGATGAAAATAATCATAAAGAAACATTGTTATCACAACATAATTATGTGCAAGAAATACTTGAACATATATTGATGAGATTAGATAAATTGGAACGGTAATTTCTTAAATATTCTTAACTAAAATAAGGAAATAAAAATGAAAATATATGGACTAATTGCACAAATAATTTTGTTATTGGCATCAGTAATATTAATAGCCACAGCATGTTACTACAATGATTTGTGGCTGTACATGTGTAGTATAAATTGCGAGATTTTATGTTTAGCTTTAATCATCAACGAAGGAGAGTAAAAAATGAAGGAAATAATCTGTGATTTACTAGCAATCATCTGTATAGCGGCAACTATCTATCTATTGATGGCCATTTTTTATGTGGTGGGTTAAACGAAAATGCGCGATGTGTAAAAAAAGAAAGGGTTCTAATGTAGTTAAATTTGAAAACGATTTATTCATTTTATGTGACGATTGTTTAAGGATTTTTAATTTTTTTATAAAAAAGGAGATTTAGCATATGAAAAATTTTATCAGATTACCGTCATTTACCCTGGGAGGATTTATGATTTTTAGATCTTTCTTTCTACTCAATTCATTTTCTGCTGAACTTATGTTTTCAGTAGGGTTGATGATTATTATATGGGCACTATATTTATGAATGATTTTAAAATAGGCGATAAATGTTGGACGTGGTCATTAACCGTATTTGGTTCTTATATTCCATTTTTTAGTGAATATGAAATAACAAACATTATTCATCAAGAAAATATAAGTTTTTGCTGTTTATATCATGAACATCAAGTTGGTATGGCTATGCCATTAGAGTTCATATTTAAATCTAAAAATGAGGCTATTGATGGGTTGATAAAATTAGTAGAAGGGTTAAAAGATGAATGAAATAAAAATCTCATACCAGGATTTCCAAGATATTTCAGTCTATGCTTTCAGATACGCCCTAGGAAGAACAACCTATGCAGTATCAGATATGGCAGAGTTTCTAATAAGGCATAAAGATGATTTATCAGAAAATTCTAGGTTTGTGATTAAGAGAGACATAAATACAGCCTTTAAGCGCAAACAATATGGCATGGAATGCGATAGGCACGAATGGGAGAAAGTTTTAGGGGAATTAGAATGAATGACTTCACAAAAAAAGAATTAAAATGGATTGCTACTTCGATTGCTGGATATGACTTTGATTCCCTGAGCATGGAAGGGCGTGATGAATTAATTGATGTGCTCAATAAAGTTTTATCTATGATAGATGAGTATTGTGAGCATGAATATAAAAAAACACTCTCAAAATCTGGTATGTATTTTATCTCTATGTGTCATAAATGCAGAGATGAGAAACCATTCCGATGAGCTATCTAGACATAAAATTCTGCTCTTCGGTGTAATTATTTTTTATATGTGGGGTTAATTAATGAAAAAATTAAAATATCTTATTTGTAAATTTTTAATTGGCCATAAATTTGGTGGCTACGAAATAAAAAAAGATCAAAAAGAAATTTTTTTGCAAATTATACCAAATGAATTTTACTGTGATAGATGTAATAAAGTTTGCCATGTAAACGAAGGTTGGAATTAATGCACTACCTAGACAGAACATTCTGCGCATCACCAAACTGCAAAAATGAATGTGGCAGAAAAATGACAGAAGAACAGAGAAACAGAAGACCTGAAAATATGCCTGTAAGTTACGCTTATTTTTGTGATGCTTTGGGTGAAAAGATTTCAACAACAAAAGGAGATTTAAATGCTAGTTTTAACGAGACGACCAGGTGAAACCATAGTCATCAACAATGAAATAACCATTGTGTGTGAAAAGTCAAAGAATCCAGGTCAAATCAAATTTGCAATTGACGCACCAAAACACATATCAATCCATCGTGGTGAAATCCAAGAGCGCATTAATAATGGCGAAGCGTGGGAAAAACCTTAAGCAATCACAAAATCAATTTTAAGGGCCTTTTTAGGCTCTTTTTTATTTTATAGCTATGTAGGTATTAATTTTTAGAGATCTCTTTAATTTATGCGGTCAATGCTTGTTTAAAGCGCTTCTTAGAATGCTGGCTAGCCTTCCCATGTTCTCGTTTCTTTCTTTTAAGCTTTTTTCCGTCTCTCCTTCAATTTTTTGCATGATGACGGGTGAATCCTGCGACTTAAGAGATTTAAATATCTCAGCGTCTTCATGAATCTGTCTTATTTTTTCTTTTTGATACTCATTCTCTTTCTCAGCAATCGATTGCGACGTAATACCTAAGTATCCATTCGGAATTTTCCATTGATTTTTCTTGTGGAGGCTCACCGCTACTCGGATGGTCTGTTCTTCTGGTTGGTCGGTCTTTTGGTCTACGTAGAACTCTATCTGCTGCACAATGTCTTGGGTTGGCTCTAGACCATGCTTTATTAGCTGGTTTTGAATTTGTTTTTGAATGGGTGAAAAAATCGAATTTTCCCCTTTGGATTCCTCTTTGGATTCTAATTTGGGTTCTAGGTGTCGTGGTGACACGGGCGGGGGTGTCATGGTGACACGGGTACCAGTGTCATGGTGACACGGGTTACTCTGTGATACTGGTGTCATGGTGACACTGGTTGTGGATAACTTTTCTTTGGTTTTTGGTAGAGAAATTCCACATAGCTTATATACATGTACTTGTCGCATCATATTGCCAGTCTTCATGATATGGCCTTTTATAATGAGAGAGTCTAATAATCTATAAATAGATTTTCTACTTAGGCCTGTATCTCTCATTAATCTTGCCCATGAAGGCCAAGCAACATGAAGATTGTTAGCTCGATTCGCTAAGGATAGGAGTACTAATTTTTCTGACGGGGTCACATCTTGTAAATCGAAAACCCAATTGATTGCTTCTATGCTCATAAATAAAAATCCCTCTATTTACAATGGAAAAAAAAGACAGCAGTTCGCGCATGAAAGTTGACATGTAAGAAATGTATGATAATCTACTTATCATATTTGACCTTAATCCCAAGGTTAAATTTCCCCGAGCTACGCTCAAGGCCGTAAAGGATGGTGGTACATCCTTATGGCCTATCACTTTATCTTAAAAATCAATGGTTTAATAGAGAAAAATGAAGATTATTTTTGATGAACTTTGTAGTTGTTTTCGTTGAATTTTTTCTTTGATATAGTAGTGTGACATAGGTTGCACTTATAAGCCTGAATTAGGCCAAAAAAAGTTCTGATAGGCATCCATTCGTGATCTAAACTATAGGAAGTACCATTCCTATCATGAAACACACAGTTGAACATTTAAGATCTCTCCCAATTGACATCATGTAATTCTGCTTTTAAACCTTGATTTGAAAGCTTTTCGAGCTTCATTTGCGTCTTGATAGGTATGTAACCTGCAATTCTCCAATTATAATAATTTCTATGATTCATTCCTGTTTTTTTATGAAATTGATAGCTGCTTCCAAAATATTCTTTTACTTCATCTAACGTCATTAATATTACTCCTGAAAATTGTTATTTTAAACTATTGACATGATAAGTCAATTCTCATATTATTAAGGTTCGGCCATCGCCGTTGTATATAAACTAAAGAGGAATAAAAATGGAAAAGCACGATAAAATCATAGATATCACCAAAACATTAAATCTTATCAATTATCAGATAGCAGAATTATCTCGAATCAAAGAAGAATTAGAAGCTCAGTTGAATGAATTATTAGAGCATCCTGAAGATGGTTCCAAGACATATGTTTGCGGAAAATATAAGGTAACAGTTTCTAGCGGGTTCAATTATTCATTGAATAAAGAAGAATATGAAATATTAAGTTCTAAAATTCCTGATTGTTTCAATCCTGTGAAAAAGAAAATATCTTATGAATTAGATAAGAGTGTGATTAGAGATGCTGAAAAGTATGGTTCTCAGGAAGAAGTGAACTTAATGGCTCAGTTTATTTCTAAGAAGCCTAAGAAGATTTATATTCGTATTTCGGCGGGAGTTTAATCATGGAAAGTAAGGGATATAAAGAATACAAAACAAAAAATGGAGAAATTAGATATTCTTCAATAATTATTGTGAACAGAAAAGTTTATCACTTAGCAAGTCATGATAATAAAATACTTGCTTACAAAGCCCATTGTGAAGCAAGAAGGCTAATAAATAATATGGGTATAAAAGAAGTTCAAAAAAAAATTAGAGATGAGACCTTAAGGTATATAAATTTTCAGGAAGGTAAATATAGAAATATTATAAAACATAGGAATAAATTTTACTTTAGATATATGAAGGATGGTAAAAGAATATGCAGCCATGGTTTCGATACACCTGCGGATGCTTATATGGCATATATAGAAAGACAATTAAATAATGTTAAGGAGTTTTGATATATGTCGAACCTAATCGTAATACTTGGAGAAAGTGGCACCGGAAAATCAACATCCATTAGAACTCTAAATCCAGAGGAAACTTACATATTCAATGTTCTTAATAAGCCTCTTCCATTTAGAGGCTACAAAAAACTGTACAACGAAGATAAATTAAATTGTCTCGAAACAGATGATTACAGAAAGATTAATACTTATATGAAGGCTATTAATGAAAGAAGACCTGAGATAAAAAATATTATCATCGATGACTTTAGCTTCTTAATGAACAATGAGTTCATGAGAAGATGCAGAGAGAAAAGTTTTGATAAATTTGTGGATATGGGCAGTAATATGTTTGACATTATGGAAACATGCAAAGAATTTAGACCGGATTTATTTTGTTTTGTTATGTGTCATACAGAAAAAGATCATGCCGGAATTATTAAGCCTCGAACCGTTGGGAAAATGACGGCTGATTATGTGGGAATTTCTGAACGTGTGTCGATTGTACTGCATACGCAAATCATTGATAGACAATATAAGTTTTTGACCCAACATGACGGAATTTGTGTGGCCAAATCCCCAATTGGCATGTTTGAAGAAATGTACATAGATAATGATTTATCATCAATTAGGTGTGTTATTGACAATTATTATAATTACGAAGGAGATGAGTGATGAGTTTTTTTAGCAGCCGAAGCGGCATGGAAATAACAGGTGATCCAAAAAATGCATTTTTGCAAGATTTTCCAGTTATTCCAGATGGAACAATGGCAAAGGCAATATTGCATGATATAGATATTTTAGAAAAAAATAACCCATCTTATGGATATCAAAAATTCATACAAATTACCTGGAAAATTAATGACGGTGATTTTTTCGGTCGAGAAGTTAGACAGAAAATAAAAGTTTTTAATGGAAAGCCTGAGCAGATAGATAGGGCCCTTAACATGCTGAAACTAGTTATGAACCTATGTAATCATAGATTTTCACATGATGGCGAACCTAGTGTACAAGATTTAAAAGGGATGATTGGTAAGATATGTGGCGTAAAAATAAAAGAATGGTCATTTCCTAAAGAAGATGGTTCAGGATTATTTACTGATATAAATTATGTCTCTGAAGTACATCAAGCACAAGGGTTTAATTCGGAGGTTGGCGTAAAGAAAGTTAGGGTTGAGAGTGCTTTTAGTAGGAATGCTGAGAGAGGGGAAAAATTTGATTCGGACATACCATTTTAGGAGATTAAAATAAATGAATGAAATAATTATTAATGGCGAAGTATATGTCAAAACCATTATTGAAAATGAAAATAAATATCATAATGCATCAACTAATCAGCAGGCAGCTATTGCCTTTGAATTAATGGGATACAAAATATTATCTTTGGTTGAAGGTACTAAAAATGGTCCTGATATGCACGTTCAAAAAGATGATTTGATATTAAGAGTTGAAATAAAAAAAGCAAGACCAATAAAAAGAAGTATGGCGGTTCATCCGATTGAAGATAATCGTAAAAATGATGATTTGGTTGCGGTTGTATTTCCATCTGGTTATGTATTTATTGAGCCAATGAAAGATTATCTTTTTAATTGTTCTGATTGTGGTACTCGTTCTTTTTTCGGAATTTATTAAAAAATTAGTTAAAACACACTAAATACTACTTTTAATTAAATTATAGGACCAATAAATGAGCGAATTAGTTAAAACAGGGAGTTTGACAAGGCTAATTAATAGTTCTATGAAAAATTTAGAGCGAGAAATTCCTAGAGATTACATAGGAGCAAGCTCTATAGGTAATCCATGTGAAAGGGCTATTTGGTATAAATACAAAGGACATGAGGATATTATGCTGTCTCCAAAACAACAGAGAATTTTTTCTGTTGGTAAGAAACTAGAGTCAATTATTTTGGATTGCCTAGAGAACGCGGGATTGAATTTGGCCAGAACTTGGTATGATTTAAAAGATTCTGAGGTAGATATTTTCAAAGGCCACGTTGATGCGATGTGGCTTTTTGAAGATGGCACCCCACGAGCAATCATTGAGGTGAAAACCGCTAGAGATTCAAGCTTTAATATATTTCTCAGTAAAGGTTTAAAGGAATGGTCCTCAAATTACTATGCTCAGGTGCAATCATATATGGGAATGTCAGGAGTCCATGGGGCTTATGTGGTTGCTCTTAATAAAGATACCAGTGATTTGCATGATGAACATGTGCTTTTAGACAAAGATTTATACGAACAGTTAAAATCAAAAGCCAAGCGGATTAGTGAGTCAGAAAATGCTCCTCCTAAGATTAATAATAGCCCTTTGTTTTATATTTGCCGCTCTTGTCCTTTTAAATTGGAGTGCCATAAATGAATGCTTGTGACCATGATTTTGAGGAAAAAGAATCTATAAGTACAAATTCATCAATTAAGTTAATCTATGATTATTGTAAAAAATGTAATGAAAGTTACTTTAAATCTATTATTTCTGATGGAAAAAAAGTTGATGATAATTGTATAGCATTTTACGAAGGAGGAACAGTGGATGTAATGCTTGACTCAACAGAGATTTTAAAATGAACCAAGATGAAGTTGATTTGATTTATGAGTATTTGCATGAGAATTATGAATATTGTGATGGAGAGTTAATTGCAATAAATGCTAGAAGTGGCGTTCCAGTTGGAAAAAAATTAGGATGTTTCGTTGCTACAAAAGAAAATAGAGCCTCATTTTTCTGCCAGATAAGCGTTAAAGGGAAAATTTATAGAACATATTTGCAATTTTTAATTTATATATTCCACCATAAGAATAAACCCAAATACATTAAATTTTTAGATAGTAATCCTGTAAATTTTAAAATAGAAAATTTAGAAAAATGTTCAGGGCTAGTGAAATTAAAATCAAAAATTATGAAAAATAACAAAACTGGAGTTTCAGGAATAATTTTTGCTAGGAAAAAATTTAATGTAAGAATTCATTCAAATAAAAAATTAATAAATTGCGGAAATTATAATAATTTGGAAGAGGCAAAAAAAGTTAAAGAGATTTGCGAGGAAATAATAAAAAAATATCCTGAAACAAATTCAAAAGAAATTAAAGAAAAAATAGGATATGTTGCGCCGACTAGAAAAAAAGGGGTTAAAAAAGGTTTTGTTTCAAAAATTGTTTTTAACAAAAAAAGAATTTATCTTGGGTATTACAAAACTAAAGAAGAAGCCCATCAAGCCTATCTAAAAGCAAAGGAGGAATATAAAAACCAAAAACATAATTAAAAATTAAATAACAACTAGGAGAAAATTTATATGAGGAAAATAGGGAAAATAACAGGAAGCATTCTGTTATGTCTATCAATAGAAGCTCATGCTGGGTTCTGGTCGAATACAGCCCACAGCAGAGCTAATTGTGTCAACAATGAATCAATCACTTGGAATGGTAGCTCAACTCACTCTTGGAGAGTGGTAAGCTTCCACAATTATGATTATAACAAACCAAGCAAAGGTTATCACTATATTGATACAGGAATGGGTTATACATGGCGACAAGCAGCTGTTCACTGGAATGAATCTTATCCTGGAGGCAAATACTTTGTGACTGGCTTTCACTACTTCTTAGATGATTATGGTAGACAGATTTTAGGATGGAATACACAGGCTAGCGACTGCAGCATCTATGATGGCTGGTGGGATTAAATAAAATGAGGATCATTGCTATGAAAAAAACGATTATTGCTTTATGTATATTGCCTTCTTTGGCTTTTTCTACCACAGAAATGCAGAAAGAACAGTACGAAAAACTTGAGTCATTAGGTTTGCCTACTCCAGAAACGGGGGTAAAACTGGTATCACCTAAGAAGATGAAGATTGATTCCGCAACCCAAAATCAATTTAAGATGGAAATTTCCGAGATGAAAAAAAATGGATTTGTTAACAAAGTCTCTAATAGAGCTTATTTTTTGAGGCATATTGACAAGGAAATTGAAAAACATTCTGAGGAAGAAGCTAAATCGTTCAAGTTCACTGATTCTAGTATGAGGAAAAGTGCTGAGGATATCCAATTTGCTTATACCTATATTGGTGTTCCATCATCTGAAATTATAAAACTTTATGGTGTGGCTCCATCAGGTACTTATGTAAATGAGCCCCAAGCGGGATGGACTGGTGCGGTTACGTTCTTTGAGTCATCTTTTGGTCATTGCGCTTATACCGAAGATAATTTCATTTCATCGCGGGGATCAGCTCTTCTCGATGAGTCTCTTGCTCAATATGATGTCAACGACAAAATTACCTTTGTTAACGCTGAAGGTAATGACAGCATGGGTTATCTGTATCGTGTAAATTGGTTTGATAATGTTTTTAATAGAAATCTTGAATGCTCGACTGAGAAATATTCGGAAGAATTTAAAAATCAAACAATCGAACTAGCCAAACGCATCGATAAAAATGCTCAAACATCTTAGACCCTATCAGGCGGAGGCTCTTAATAAGCTCCGCCAAAGACTAAAAGAGGTGACCCATCCATTATTAGTCAATGCATCGGTAGGCGCCGGAAAAAGCTTAATCCTCAGCGAATTGTTGCTTGATATGGAAAGAGCTAATTATCGCGCACTCTGTCTAACGATGAATAGCACCTTAATACTTCAAAACGCAGAAATATATAGATTTCAAGGAGGGAATCCAGGCGTCTATTGCGCCTCATTAAATCAAAAAGATACGAAACAGCATGTTATCTTTGCATCTCCTCATTCAATAGTTACAAACTTACCAGAAATTAATTTCAATTTAATCATCATCGATGAATGCCACAATTTACATTTTGAAGACAAAAACTCGATGTATATAAGGATTTTGAACCACTATGGATATAGAGCACAATTAACAAACTATTCTTTTAGAATTGTAGGTTTGACCGGAACACCCTACCGAGGGAAAGGAATTTCAATTGTTGGAGAAGATCAATTCTTTAAGGAAGAAATATGCAAAATTTCAACTTCATGGCTGATAAAAGAAGGGTATCTAGTAAAACCAAAGTTCGGATTAACTCATGTCGATGCCATCGACTTTAGCCAATGTCGTGTACAAAATACTGGAAAATTTAAACATGAGGATATTGAAAAAGCCATTCATAAAGATGAGAGATTAACTGGAAAAATTATGCGTGAAGTTTCGGATATCGTGGAATCTAGATGCGTCCAAAATGGATTGGGAGGAGCATTCATATTCTCCTCGACTACAAAACATTGCCATGAATGCGCTAAGAGCCTTCCTGATGACCAATGGGCTATCATTACGGGAAAAACTAAACATGAAGAGCGCAAAATCATTCTTTCAAAAGCAACGTCTGGGAATTTGCGTTATCTTATTAGTGTCAATTGCCTTAATGTGGGCGTTGATATTCCTAATTTTGATGTTTGCGCATGGCTCAGACCAACCGAAAGTCTTATTTTGTACACCCAAGGAATCGGGAGAGTGTTGCGATTGCATCCTTCAAAATCAGACGCATTAGTACTGGATTACGCTGGTAACCTAGAACGACATGGAGATATAGACGATCCTATTATCAACGAAGCATTGCAACCTACAGAAGAAACAGAAAAAGACTATGTAATCTTGTGCCATACGTGTAATACATTTAATACTGAACATGCAAGACGCTGTATAGGTATAATCAATGAAAAACGCTGCGACCATTACTTCGAATTCAAAGATTGTCCAAAATGCGAAACCAAAAATGACACAACTTCACGATATTGCAGATGTTGCGAATATGAACTTATAGATCCAAATGCAAAGCTAAAAAGGATAAATAATGTATTCACCACTTCTGTAAAGACGGCTACTTACAATATTCATGGACAATCAATATTTATCCATTATATAACCGAAGACGGTTTATTCTCCGAATCATATTCAATAAATTCAGAGCGCTCAAGAAATATTCTTTACGCTAAATTTGTGCGTCTTCATCTAGAAAAACCAAGTCAATATTATATGGGTCTTAAATACGGAAATGTCATCGAAAAAATGTTAAAAGATGAGTCATTAAGGACGCCAACAGAACTTGTGTGCGAAGGAAATGTCATTAAAAAGAAAATATTTAGGTGAGAGAATAAAAGTTTTTGATAAATATTTCTGCCTCATCATAACCATAAGCTATATGGGCAGCATATCCTTCTTCAATCATATCATTAATGAATTGTAATTGTTCATTACTGGCTATGCCATTTTCTACCTTTAACTCTAACCAGAGACCCTTGAAAATTTTGTTGCCAGCTGGGAAAAATAAATCTGATACACCTTTCCTAACGCCCATTCTCTTCTGGATAGCACGCCACTGAGGAGTACTTCTTTGCTCTATCATATTCGCATGAAATTTTATTTCAGGATGTTTTTGACGCAGCCAATTAACAATATTGTACTGAATAATTCTTTCTGGATGATTCAAGGGTAATCACCATGGATAATTCTATAACAAATATCATCTGTACGTTTTTGTTTTACTTCTGATGACCATTTGCTATCTCTCAAGCTCTGTGCTGCTAGCGGATAATCTTTATTGGAAAAAGCATCCAACATATGATGAAACTCTAAGAGATTAGGTAAGCCCATATTAAAATGCAACTCTACCAAAACTCCTTGTCTGACGAGATCTTGATTCAAAAACCATGTATAAATAGATAATTCGTTGATAGAAGTCTTTAAATCATTATTTAGAAGATAAAATGCTTCATCCCCAGATATGCCGCCATGTTTATTTTTGTCGATAAGTCGACCTATACCAATAGTCAAATAACCTAGAGAATCTTGATAAGCATAAGATGAAAATCCTTCGTGATCTCTAATTTGTTTTTTTAATTGTGAATCAGATAGTATTTTATCTTGAAAATCCATCAATGTTCATCCTCGTGATCGGCATCTTGTAATATAATATAAGTTTCCTCTTGCTCCTTAATGGTGGATACTTTATATCCAATAAAAAAAAATAAAACCATTAAAATAATACAGAAAATAATTTTTGATGGCATCTTATCTCGCTCTTCTGGCATATATAAATCCACATACGGAAGAATTACCTACAGAGAGAGTGGCCACACAAGATGCATAATAGGTAGTGGGAAAAGAGATCGAAACAGGTAAATGCAAAATAGAAGCACCAAGTGATTGATTACCGGCCCCAAAATTTCCTGATGATACTATAAAAGCATTATCAGGAAGTGTAGCTGAGACATCATTAATCCAACATTTGGTATTAACAATAATGTTAGTGACCGTAGAAGTGAAATTCATATTTGCATAAATATCCCAATCACCAGCACTCAATGTAATGCTTGTTAAATCAGTATTAGTGAGTGATACGACTGTTACTGATGACGCAAATAGCACTGTACTTGAGATAACCTCACCAACATATCCAGCGCTAGCATTACTGCCATTTGTTACACCAACTATTCCTTGAGTTGGTGGATTAAAAGTTAGCTGGTTAATTGTTGGAGAAACAGAACCAACAAATAATCCCGTTCCAGTATTTCCGCTCAATGGCACATTAAGAACATTATTTGTAGCCATAACTATCTCCCAATTAAGCAATAGTATAACCAGCTGATACAGGCCCATATAATGACCATGTAGTGTTAGCAACAATACAGATCACTTGAATAGCATCAAAGTTTCCTGCTGATGTGACTGTACCACCTGTTGAGGTAGCAGTCTGTCCCACTTGGATTGTTTGTCCGGCTCCAGCGGTTAATATCCAACCTCCAGCACCCAATCCCTGAATTGCTACAATAGAACCCAAAGGAGCTGTGACAGGTAAAGTAACTGTTGTGGCTGCGGCATTTTGATTAATATAACCAGTATTGACCGCAGCTGTTTGAGTTGTGCCAGCAATAGGTAAATAGGAAAGAGCTCCAGAGGATCCAGTTGTCGCAATACTTAATGTGCCAGAGCCAGGTGTTATCGTAATACCTGAACCTGCTGTAATGCTTGCCGCAACATAATTGGTTCCATTACCTATAGGTATTTGACCATTGGTAGGAATCGTAGGAACACCGGTACCACCCGCAGCAACTGGTAATGGTATGGTAGCTGTATTTAAAGCATTATTAATTGCCATGATTTCTTACCTCTTAAATAATTGATAAATTTCCTTGTGGAGCACCTAAACAATTCCATATTAAATTGTCTTGCATACATATTAAAACAACCGAATCTGACTGATTAGTAGCAGATATACTTCCTCCAGCACCAATAGTAGAGGAATTAGATCCTATAGTTACTTTTTGGCCTGCTGCTTGTGTTATCGTCCACAATCCGCCTGCATAACCCATGATATTAATTTCATCACCAAAACTACTAGTAGCCGGAAGAGCCAAATTAATATTAGACCCAGTGTTAATTTGATAGCCATTACCAGAAACCATAGTCGTGTCAGTTGTTACTTTATTCCAAGTGATTGACGTATCATCGGCACTGATAGAGATAACAGATCCAGACTGTTCAATTGTTATGCCGCTTCCAGCCGTTAAATGAATTGCTTTTGTCCATACAGCCGTCAAGTCAGATCCAGTGGTTGTACAAACCCAAAGAATAGTATCGACAGTATCCCAGCAAAGTTGATAGGTCTTACCTGCAAGAGCGCCATTAGGATTTCCTGCATTAAATAAAATAACGTTTGACTGAAACAAATCGTAAATTTGTTGTAAAGTTTCTTGATAAGAAACACCGATATTACTGGGACTCACATAACCTTGAACAGCGCAAATAATATCAGTCAATTGCGCCGTCGCAACGGCAGGTAAATCTGTAAAACGTTCATTAGCCATTTAATGATCCTTAAGGGTAAGAAATAGCAAAAAATTCTACTACAACATCTGTATCGGATACTGAAGTAAGAAAATCTATAACATCACCAGCATAAACAATCCTTTTAAACTCAATAGTCCCAACAGCTAAATCGGACGTTGAAGCAGAAAAATCACCCGAGGCTGGAACAGCTGCCGTGTCATTCCTTGAAACATAACACCATCCGCCTGGCTGCATTCTTACATACATCAACCATACTTGATGATTGGATGGAACAGTAACAGAAGAATGAGCATCGCCAACCAGGGTCGCTGTAAAAATATCTGTGGGAAATTGAGGAGCATAGGCATTAAATCCTTGAACATCCCTTCCAAAATTCAGTAATGTAGACATGTTTTATCCTCAAAGCTTGATGTAAATATTAGTAAATGTGCCTGGTTGGGTAATGTTGAAAGGGCTCGAAGAACCATCTGGAGCCACATTAACCGGATGCGTACCACTATTTCCTAGAAGTGATGGTAATCCAGCACTGGAAGCGGCAGGACTAGCTACGGTAGTTGAACCAGGATGACTATGGGTCGCTAATTCAGCTTGTAATTGAACATGCGCATATTCTCCCTCATAAGTTCCAGATAAAGCCGAAGTAATTATCGCTGTACTTCCAACAATGGTTCCTATAGTAATAATAGTGCCAGACAAAGAATTAGCAAAAGTTGTAGCTAATGAAAAGTTATTCGTCCCATTAAAATTAGTAACATAATAAATTGTGTTTACTGTAAGACCAGTTGGGATAGGCGTACCGGATATGTAAACAGGCATCCCATTAAAGAAAGATACATTAGAAGTTGTCGTTATAGTGCTTGGAGCTGAATTATAAGTTGTGGTATAAGCTCCCAATAATGCAGTATTAGGAACCGTCCCTAATAATACCCTTCCCATGGTTTGAGTCATTGCAATCGCTTTATTTGCTTCCCAATCTAAAACAGAATTAGCCCCATAAATTGAAGGATCCCCACCACTCGTGTAGATTGGCACTAAAGGGTTTCCATTTAAGCCTAATAGACTGAAATTATTCCACAAAAGATTATAAAGCGGCCACGCATCAACGTTCCTCCTCAGGGTGGCATTAGATGAAGAATTACCAATAGTGCCACCATTCATAGGCAGCCATCCATAAGGATAAAGATTATTAATGCTTGTCCTTATATCACCCGTTCTAGGTTTAGAAATAATTGCATCAATCTGGTCATAAGATTCAAAAGAATTGGTTGGTATTTCTTCTAAAGGATTCAAATACAAAGAAGGCAGCGTGAAGTCAACCTCAAATGGACCTGTAGTTAATGGCATTCCTATTTGCAAGTACCAAGCATCATCACCAGTGGTAGAGGGAACCACATCTAGATTGGATGGGAAAATAAAATTGGCGCTGTATTTTTGCCACGATTCACCCAAAGTTACTGTATAAAAAGGTGTGGGCTGAAAGGATGTGTTACCTGTTCCTTGAAATTGATAAATAGATAAAGTTATCTGGGCACTACTTGTGCTTTTTGCTTGAATACTCACAGAAGCTTCTTGACCAGCCAAATTGTCTAGATGCAATGCAATAGGAATTTGATAAACTTTCAGTGACACACCAACATCATTAGAGCTACAAATATGCTCTACATAAAATTCAGGCATTACATCACCCGTTAATGCAGGTGTTGAACTGGGTGGAAAAGTCAAGAATGATATCGATTCAATTCCACCTTGAGCATTTTTTATGTAAGTGAAATCCGGCATACTAAAACCATCATTTTGTGATGGAGCTAAAGTTGCATAATAATAATGTGGAGGACTCGGAGTATCATTGTATGCCAAACCAAAATCTCCGGTTTGTACATAATTAACCCCAGACGTTGGGTTAGGTACTAAGGTTCCGGCATTCAAGCTACCAATATTTCTCCAGAATCTATTGTTAATCACATAATTTTCTAAAGTAAAAATATCATTAACAATAGGAGGATTGAACTGTGAGGGAACAAATGGAAAGTTGGCTCTGGTAAACTGCAGTTCACCGTTAGAATCATAAACAGTGATAAAATAAGGCTGAAAAATCACATCATTACTAGAATCAACAAACCATGGATAGAAAAATGGGATGACATCATTTCCTAATGCATCTTGTATGGTTCCTGCAGCACTTAAGGTGAGCGGATTTGGTAAAGCAATCCAATTGTAATTAAGAGGCGTACCTGATTGATAATACCAATTCTTTAAGGTGGTGCGACTATTATCTTGATAGCAAGTTACAGTTCCAGCCGCCAATGGCAACCCGTCTTTACCGATTAAAAAATCTTGAAGAGTTGGGCTTGCAATTAACAGTTCAGGAAGAATAGCCATTGATAATCCATCATATATAATGTATGTGATTATAATACGCCAAATATGCTAATATTCAAGAGTGAATTGTCTTAAGGAACATCTATATGGTCATGAGAGGGAGTAATTTTAGATCTGTAGAAATCGATCTCGTTGGCTCGTCGGTATTTGGCCGCTATCCTAAGATCTCAATAAGTAAATCTGTGAATATATTCCAAAGCGATACTTTCATGGTGCCGTATGCTGGTTATAAGATAGCAATAAAATCATCAGTCTTTGATAATGGATTACAGGGAAGGGGCCTTTTCACCAGTACAAAATTAAATAAATTGGTGGTTGTTATCGACAAGAACGTATATCTTGTGAATATCACTTTCAATCAGCGAACCGATAATGTTGAATTTGAAAGCGCCTTAAAAATCGGTGAATTAGCTTATTCAGAAGGTATTGTCTATATCACTGAAAATAATAAACCTCAAATATTAATATCTGATAATCACAATTTATATATCTATGATGAAACTGCTAGCCCCAGATTTCAGCAAGTTAAAGGATTGAATTTCACTCCAGGATACATCACATTCCATGATGGATATTTCATTGCCGCAGCATCTAATGACTTCACATATGGAACAACCCCTGTTAATAATACATGGCGTTTGTCTCTTTTAAATAATGGACTTTCAGACCCAGATGCAATTCCCCCAGTGAATGCATGGCCCAGTGATGCCCCTAACGTTGGCTTATTACAAACAAAGCCCGATAATGTCCAAGCAGTTGTAAGATTTCCATCAAAAGGAAACATGATTTTTGTTATGGGATCTATCGTAACAGAAGCATGGTTCGATACTGGAGCACAATTATTCCCCTATCAGCGCAACAATCAATTCAATATTGACTATGGTTGCCTCTCTCCCGCAACCGTCGCATATATGGACACTCTTGTTGTGTGGCTTGCTCAAAATGAGAAAAGCGGTCCCGTGATAATGTATAGTGATGGGGGAATGCCTAAAAAAATAACTACTGATGGAATAGATTTCTTATTTTCAGAGTTACAGAATCCTCAAGATTCCCAAGGATTTCTATATAGGCAAGATGGTCATTTATTTTATCATATAAACTTTTATTCTGATAATCTGTCTTTGTTTTACGACTTCAATAATGATAAGTTTTATCATGCATGTGATCAAAATTTAAATTATTTCATAGCCTCTGAAATTTCATTCTATGGAAATCAATATTATTTTGTTACAAAGAATAACGGAAATCTGTTCGCCTTTGACACAAGTTTCACGAGTTACCAAGATGTCCCATTTGCAGGTTCTACAGATGCCATTATTAATGAAATCCCTAGGATAAGAACCACTAGAAACATTAGATTGCCATCACAAGATTATTTTATAGTCAATGATGTTGGATTTACCATTGAGTCCGGAGAAACCGATTATTACCAACAGTATACTGGTGATATACTTATGATTACTCAGGATGGCAATCCATTGGTTCCACAACAAGCTGTAACCGAAGAAGCTTTTTTTATATCCCAAGACAATCAATATTTGATTACTCAAGACGGAAACTACCTACTGACACAACAAGGTAGTTTTGTTGAAGATATTCAATTCGTTTATCAGCAACAAGGTCAGTTGGATTTGTTAACTGGGGCAGTTCCTTGTGTGGATTTATCTGTTTCATATGATGGAGGCGCTTCATTTAGTTCTGAATGGAGATACACATTGCCCCCTATCGGAAAAAGGAAGAATAGGTTGATGTGGTGGCAATGCGGTGCGGGTAATGATGTTGTCTTTCAATTTAAATTTTGGAGTATTGGCCGATGTTTGTTCACAAATGGCACTGTTAACATAAGATAGTATCATTTAGTTGTATTATTTAATATATTTTTCATTATAATTACATATAAAAAAAGGCAATCATATGTCAAGCGAATCAAGTCAAAGACAATCCATATTCCCTGATGTTCCACGTGAAACACCAGAAGTAAATAAAGATGGTACATTTACTGATTTATGGTCATTAAGTTTTGGCGCTCTTTTCCAAGCTTTACAGGACAATTTTAAGAATGAGGGGATCGTCTTTCCAGGACTCACTCAAGATTTGGTAAATACCATTCAAAACTTATATAAATCTTATATCGGTGGCTCTTACAGAGACCTGACACTTGCCCTTCCTGATATCAGCGGGCAAACTATATACAATAAAACAACCCAGTTCACTAATCAATTTGTTATTGCAAAAGATTCTCTCGACAACGTAACGTTGGCTCAATGGATCCCCTTAAGTGTTATGTTAACAAATATAGGAAATCCGAATGGAGCGGTAGCTGGCGTATTAAATTGGCTATGTTATGATAGTACAGGTAATAATCTATATATTTGCACAACTAGCGGATCCATGACTTCGGCGATTTGGACGCTTATTTAAGGAAGCTCATTATGGCTACTTGGAATGACCCAGACACAGGAAAAAATCACAATTATTTTGATTGGAATCAAGTCGGTCAGGGACTTGGTGGAATAGGATCTGGTCTTTTTGGAATGTTTGGTCCGCAAGGTAAAAGTCCGTCTGGAGAAGCTAATAAATATTTAAATCAAATTCCAGGCAAAACAGGTCAATATTACCAACCATTCTTTGAAGCTGGAAAAGGTCAATTGCCTGGTCTGGAAGAACAATATGGCCAGCTAATGGGAAACCCAGGTGGCAAATTAAATGAGATAGGTTCTGAGTTCCAACAGTCTCCGGGATTTAAATTTGCACTTGAACAGGCGCTTGGAGCTGCTAACCGATCAGCTGCTGCCGGTGGAATGGCTGGCTCTCCTGCTAACATGCAACAAGATATGCAACTTGCAACGCAACTCGGCAATCAGGATTATTACAATTGGCTAAATGGTGCAACTGGTCTTTATGGTCAAGGTTTACAAGGAAGCCAAGGATTAGCTGGCATGGGGATGCAAGCTGGAGGGGCTCAAGCAAATATGATTGCCCAAATGTTGGCTCAACAAGCGCAAAATGCACAGCAAGAACAACAACAAAAAAATGAATCAAAAGGAAATTCTTGGATGGATATTTTGGCTGGGGGCGCCAAACTTGCCTCGGCTTTCATTTAATAAGGAATAATCATGGTACAGCCATTTTATAACGCACCCCCCACTACCAACCAAATTAATCCATGGAACAACATGTTGAGCCGTGCTCTGGAACGTTATAATGCGATGACAATGTCAAAGTATCTACCTCAGCAACAAGAGGCTGATATTTTCCATAAGCGTATATCACCCTTAGCTAATATTGCTATAAGCCCATTATTTGCCGGTCTTGAACCTCAAGCACAACAGCAAATTTCTGATTACATAAGCCATGCTCTAAATCCTGGAGGCACGCGACAACAACGCTCACCCGTCGATGCGTTAAAAAGCCTGTTCGGTGGGAATAATCAACCACAAAATATGCCTAATCCTCCACAGGAAAGACCTACTACTAGTCTTAGACATAACATTGTAGAACAGTTAAACGCTAGAAAAGCTGCTCCTGGATCTACTATTGTCAATCCTGAAGGGAATCCTATTTCATCCATTCCAACAGCAGCTACTACTGAGGATACTCAGGCTACTCTAACAGCATATCAAGAATTAGAACCTAGATTACATGTGCTTGCTAATATGTCGAAAAAATTTCCTGGGGATTGGACCACAAAATTTAATGTGGCTAAAGATAAAATCACTTCAGGATCTCTCGCGGATAAGTATGCTGCTTTTAAAGCTTTACAAAAAGAGGTTAAACCTTTTTTCAAAAAACTTGGATTAAGTGATGCTGATGCTGAAGAAGTTTTGAGGGTTCACCACGGAGAAAAAGATTATTCCGGTAGAATATTGGCATATTTAAGAAGACTGCAAGAATCTACTAATCGAAGCAAGAAACGAGAAGGAGGGATATCCTTGGAGTCATCTACACCTTCGAAAGCCAACAAAATATCTTCTCAAATAAATTTAAGAAAATTGTCTGATGACGATCTACGAAGGATGTTAGCGGAGGCTTCATCGTGAACCCTAGTAAACAAGAGGTATTGGATGAATTTAATAGACGAGGACTATCGGTTAATAATGACCGTCCAAGCATTCAAGAATTAGAAGCGGAAATCACAAGGCGTGGTTTAAGTTCGGTTTCTAGGCCAGTTTCTTTATCAGACGCATTATCCAATATTTCTCGTGAATTTGGTAAAAATTTCTTGTCTCAAGCTTTGGAAGGTCTAGGCGGTCAAACAGGAATTCCAAAAGCATCTGAAATTGGACAAAAAATAGGATATGGGGCGTTGCCCGCTATCGAACAAATACCAGGCGGAATTTCTCAAGGTTTGAAATCTTCATATGCAGCTTTACAAGGACAACCTTACCAAAATCAGCAAGCTCCTAATGAATATGGGGCGTCAGCAGGTCAATCTATTGGCCATGGCATAGGTCAAGGATTGGCGGCAGCTCCTATCATAGCTGCTTTACGTTCAGGGTTTGGGAGGATGGGGCTTAAATCCTTACCATCTACCACGGCAGCGACCGCTGGAGGATTTGCTGCTACAGAACCAGGTGGTATTAAAGAAAGAAGTCTCTCTGGGGCTGAGGCAGCAGTGATACCATTGGGATTTAAAGCTTTAGGCGCACTTCCTGATTCAATATTGAAAAATATATTAGGATTAAAAAAACCATCTGAAGGAGCATTAGAAAATGCTATGAAGCAATTGCATAATTTAACTTCCGAGGAAAAATCTTTAACTTCCGAAGCTTCTCATAAGCTTGGAAGCAAAGATCCAGAAAGGTTAATGTTATCTGCAAAAGAAAAACAGGGACAATTATCTAATGCATTAAAAGAGCATGAAACTATTAAACCGGAAAATTTTGAGACGATGCTGCCAGATACAAGGCATGAAACGATTATTCCAAAAATAAAAGAACAACTTGAAGCAGCTACTAAGGAAGCGAAAGAATATTACCAACCCAATCAAAATCATGGTAGACGCGCTTCAACTGAAATTGTTGATGCTATAGAAGGTAAATTAAATAAAGACACAGGAGAGCGTTCAGGAGGTATAAAACAGGAATTAGGTGACTTATACGATGAATTTAACAAAGATTTAGAAAATAAAAATGTCCAAATTTTTCAAACCCCAGAATTAAAAGAAATAAAGATAGCCTTAGAAAGAACTTTTGGACAGTCAACTGATTTGGATAAATTCAATAAAGATTTATTAATAAAATCATTTGGTAGCAATAAAAATATAAACGCCAAAGATTACATGACAGGCTATAGGGAGATTCTTCGTCAAACACAGGAAGCTTATAAAAAAGCACATTCCCAGGGAATCAGCCCCAAGGCTCATGATGATTGGATTAAAAGAGCCCAAGAATTAGAAAATACTTCAGGAAAAATGTCTTCTATCATAGAAGAACAATTAGGTGGAGAGCATTTAGAAAAACTAAGAGCTATCAATAAACGTTATGCTACTGAATATGCTCCTTTATATAAAAATCCTTTGTATCAGGAGATGTTGCAGCACGGACGCACATCAAAAAATATCGCAGAACATCTTTCTGGAACAACTTCTGGTACGGATATTTTAAGAAATCAAGTAGCTAAAAATCCAGAATTACAAAGACTTATTGTTGGCCAATCTTTAGGTAAAAATTTAGAAGGCATAAAAAATCCAAGTGAAAATTTAACTCCATATATGCAATTAAATCCTAAGATTTCTGAAACTTTACAGAAACACGCTGCAACATCTCAGCAACTAGAACATGCTGAAAAAATAGTTCCTGAATTAGAGAAAATTGCCAAACAAAGAAACGAAGAGTTCAAGCTACGTCAAAAAGAACAGGATAGACGGAAAACATTAGAAGTTGAAATACCCAAGTTACAATATGAAATAAGAGAATCGGAAAGATTAGCTAATGCTATTAAATCAAAAATGAACGATAAAAAATTATCCAAAGAAGAAGTTGATAGGCTTCAAAAAGAATATGATAGGCATATTAAAAATAGGGACGCTATAAAAAATAAATTAAAAGGAGCTCTATATACGACTACCGTAGGTGCACCTTTAGCTTACGGCTTATACCAAGGAAAGAAATATTTAAATGAGCTATTCGAATGACTGATGAAGCTTATATCAACCATGAAGTTCGCCTAAGAATGCTCGAAGAATTAAACCGAGAAATTCATGACAGCATTAATGAACTTGAGGTTAAAATTGATACAAGATTCTTGCTTATCATAGGACTTGTGATTGCTTCTATTTTCATTCCGGTTGTGTTGCATTATTTGAGATTGACTTAACCATTTAGAGATTGTTCTCGACATGGTTGTGTTTTTTTAGGTAGTCTATGGCGGATTGGAGGATGCTTATATTGTCTTTAGCTCTTCCGATCGAAGTATTACAGTCATGACATAATAATCCTCGATTACTATTACACAAATGGCAATGATCAACACACAAAGGCGCAACATGACCACCCCTGCTTATTAATAATTCTTCTTTTCGGCATATAGCACATTTGTTTTCTTGTTTTTCAAATAAAAAATCATAATCTATTTTAGATATTTTTCTTCTATTCAATATTTGTTTCTGTCGCCTACAGAATAAACATTCTATACGTAAATAAATACTATTTTTTTCTGTCCTAGTTTTATCTATTGTTAATGGTCCACACATCTTACATATTTTTATTATTTCCGGCATACATCACCATGAATTATTAAATAATTAATTGCCGATTCAATAAATTCAATGGACTCATGAAATTTACCTATCATTACATTACAATTATGACAAAGAAATTCTCGAATTTTATTGGTTTTATGATTGTGGTCGAGACATAGACGAGCTATTTCACCTGCTCTATTTTTACGAGTTTCTGATTGTTTGCAAATTGCGCATTTGTAATTTTGTGATTTTAAAATTGATTGATATTCATTTGTAGATATTGAACGGACCCGACATATCTCAACAACATTTCTAAAAGTTCCTTGTTTTTCCCTGGAATTTTTTGACCATTTTCTATATTTTTCTGGATTTTTCTTTCTGTCTTCTCTGGTTCTAATATTTTCGATTGGCTCAACATCAGTTATACCATTTCTATAATCTTCTCTTGCTTTTTTTTTCGAAGACCCAGCTGACATTCTATGACATAATTTGCATCCATGCACTAATTTTGAACTTCCTCTTCTGTTGCGGATATAAGAACGTATTTGATCGGAAGAAAGTTCACCATGTCTATTACAATGCATAATCTTTTCTCTGTTTGGAAAATTAGATTATACAATGAACTCCATCCTTTATCAATTAACTAAGGAACCCACCCGTGACCGATATTGACCATGCCCCAGTTGAGAACGCCACTTCTACTGGAATTAAGAATTGAACCCTTCTTCATTGATAAATCTGGGGGCTCCATATACATTAGTTTTCTTTCATAAGATTTTAATGTGGCCATCGCTTGAGGAGCAAATTCCAACCCGTATTCTTCACACATTTTGGCTGCCAATGCGTACCGCAAATATTCAATGTAGCTACTGTCATATCCTTGATTTGAAGTATTTATAAATGTGTATGGAACTATAAGGGATGCATTAGTTAAATCAGTATCTAGAGATACATCCACCAAGAAAAACTTAACCATCATTTTCAATGGATATGCTGATTCTGGTTTAAAATAGAATCCTATTGTCCCGCCACCTTGTCCCCTATTAAAATTCCAAGAAAAGGGTAGAGAACTAATATTATCCACTCTAGCAGAACCAAAATAGTTAGTACGTGATACGCTATTGGTCGGGTATCTAACTGTAGAAATATTAAACGTCGCTGACTCTACTAATGCCACGTAAGGCAAATAATAGAACTCTTGGTCAGCAACCATGGGCATTTCAATATAGGTATAATAAGGGATTAAATCGGTCTCAACTTGCTTAAAATCCAGCAAAGCATTAAGCAAATAAAGACCATCGGTGATTTGATCACCAGTGGGATACTGCAAATTTCTAGCAACAATACCAGAAAGAAACCATGACCTAGTTATCAACTCTTGAGCTGTATAAGACATGGCTTCCTCCAGAAAAATTTTATACTTCTACACTAAATCCAGTCACATACAAACTCATACTATCAGATGAATTGGTTACAGCATAATCTATGAATGGTGATCCAGAAACGATGGGTCCGGTATTTAATACTACTTGTTCTGAAGTTGTAACGCCAGTTACCTGACAATATATTATGACATAGTTACTTCCATCATTAACGCCATTATAAAGCAGACCTAAGTTACCTACTGTTGCACCTGCATAAACAGCTTGTAATCCTACTTCTACTGAATTTGCATACGGAACAAATGGTAACAGGGGTACAGCTGTCGGGCCACCGGTAGCATTACCTCCAAGAAGTGCTTGAACTTGGCTTGAATAATAGAATTTAATATCATTACTAGAACCTAAATAAGTTCCAGACCAAAAATGTGAGCTGCTATTAGTTGGCCAATATCCAATCAGTCTCATTGAGTCATAACCTATAGGCATCAGAGGAACTGAATTTGTATCAACTGTAGCTATACATGCTGTCGGCTGATAATATCTTGAATCTCCGATGAGATATATTGCATACATAGTGCTTGCTGCAATGCTCCCTTTATCGAGGCCATTAGCGCCATTTATTGTCATATCTAATACCAATGGCGCGGTCACCAATTGTCCTTCTACATTTTGCGATCCAATAACCAAATCAATAACATTGTTTGAATCTCTACATTGACCGACAGATATATGCAAAGAAGTATTGCTTACTTTAGAAAGAACTAATCCATTTTTATATAAATTTGGCAAATTAATAACGGGATAACTTTGATCTTGTGACATATTTGTCTCCAAAAAAGTAAATTTGTTTATTAGCCCTGTGACAGAGGAATGATATAACGCATTGAATATTCTGGAACAATAACAGATCCATGAGTTTCATCGTAAATCATACCTGTCTGGTTTTGACCAAATAATGAGCCATATGTCAGCCTCAATGAACAACCAGTATCTTCATCGTATTCATTTGCAGTATCATAAGGTGATTGTTCAGGTAATTGAGGCATCGCTAAATAGAATGCTTCCCCTCCTAAAATGCCACCACATCTATGTGATGGAAGACCGCTAATCTGCATGCCGGCTTGAATAGGATTGTTTAGGTTTTGATTTTGACCACCAGCCCAGTTAAGAGCAGGAGTGATAGTTATAGTAACATCTCCACCACCAGTGGCAGCAGCATCTGCGGTTGCCCTAAATTGAACAGGATTAGCACTTGGGAAATGACCAATAAATGTTAAATAACGCATATTTGGAAATCCTGATACGCCGTCATTAAATTCAAACAAGTCACCAGAAAATACTGCCTGAGCATCACTAGCTGTAGCCCCAGAAACTGTAATTTGAGTGACATTTTGTCCTGTTGGATCATTAGTACTTACTACAGTCAATACTTGGCCTAAAACTCCAGTATTTCCAGAAATGTGAATAGGCATTAAGTTTGACTGATAATAGTTAACTAAAGGTGTACCAAAATCGCCAACTTCCCAAGACATAGCAATGTCATCGTTACGATGAGGAACGAATTGATTTAAACCACTACCAACAATCGCAGGAATAACTGTATCTGGCAGATAAACCTTAATACCTTCAGCCACAGATCCATAGTTCTTAAATAGCATGATAGCTTGAGCCAATTGCTGATAGGAACTTAACGCTGTACTACCATTACCGAAGAATCGATAAGGGCCCGAGAAAGTATTCAATGTACCATCTAATTGGCTTCTAACACCTGAATCCCAGTTTTGAGCAATATTACCTTCAACTTGAGTAGCTAATTCAGCAATAAAACTCTTACCAAACACACGCATATAATCTTCTTCACCTTTTTCTAAGTTGAAAATGCGTTGTTGTGAAGTTACGGCAAATGAGCTGTTGTTTGCTTGGTCACATGCCAATGTTTGCACGCGCTGAACAGCTGGCTGGAAAGCTGCCACAAGACCGGCAACAGTCGTGGCTCTTGGTGGTAAGTCAAATGTCACCACAGACCCAAGATTTGCTTGGATTTGATCAAAGTCTTTAAATTTTGTATTAGCTGTACTGATATGGCAGCACAGGTTTTGTAACAAAGCTAAACCCGAACGTTGATAGGTTTGTACCTGTTGTAAAATATTATTGGGAAATACGGCCATTTGGGCTACTCCTAGCTACTGTTAATAGTTCGGATAAGATATAAATGACCTGAATGAGAATTAAGCTCTGTATTTGGCTTTTAAATCTCTCATCGACAGCGCATTTTTACCTGCATCCGTTCCGACGTTAGTAGGGCGCTGTTGACTTAGTGGTGCATTAGGGATTTTGTAACTAGAAGCAGTCTCATTGCTCTTGATAGAATCAGAAAGCCTTTTAGCCTCTGCGTAAGCCATTCTTGGCGAGCGTTCAGCAAGTCTTTCCAATTGATCTAATTTGAAAGGATTTTTTCCCAATTCGTATAATACATCAGCCGAATTTTCCAAACTTTCAGCGAGAATTTGAACAGAATTAGGAAAAGCCTGCAAATCAATGCTATTAGTTACTTTGTCAAAGTCTTCATATTTCTGCTTACCAGCTTCAATCTTATCCCAGAAATTTTTTACAATTCTCTGAGCCTGTTCTTTTTCGCTTCTCGTCTGCCATTCTGAACGTTCTTGGTCACGAAGCCTTTGAGCCTCTTCTGCAGCTAACTTTCTAAATCTTTCTTCACTCATTTCCGAGTGTTGAGATTGTGGCTGATAGCTTTGTTGCTGAGATTCTAATGAGCGCTTATATTGCTCAACAGCTCTCGAAGCTGCTTCTTGGGATCGCTTACCAACAATGTCATTAACTTCAGACTGTTTTAACATCTTCTCTTGAGGAGCGGATGTTTCTGAAACAGAACCAGTATTTTGAACCGGTGCCGATGTATCTAAACTTTGTCCTATTGCATCTTCCATCAATTACGTCCTCTGGTTATTAACGCCACCACGCTGATTTCCCCAATTTTAAGTATGGGTAACTTAGCCTTTGCCCGCTGCTACGGTAGTTTTCAACCTCGCTATATGTCACGAGTCTACATACAAACAATTGTTGATTAGACTTTAATTAATAATGATTTATTGTTCAAAGGTTGCTATAATCGATTAACATTTTTAACAAAAATAGAGGGATTTATTTATGATTAAGCTCATGAATGAATTGGTAATGACAGATAAAGAAGCAGCGGAAAGGTATGGCTACTCCCAGTCTTGGTTTAGAATTATGCGCAATAAAAAGAAAGGTCCACCTTATCTTCAAATGAAAGGAAAAGGGAAAGTTTATTATTATGTTGAAAAAACAGATGAATGGTTTAAAGAAAATATGGTGGAGAAATGATTGATATACGTGACTTACCATTATCTGATGAAATTATTTATATCTTAAAATTTAGAGGAAAAATACTGGTATTGCCTCAATTATTGGAAGCAACTGAGGCTGAATTGTTATCCATACATGGAATAGGTAAACAACAATTAAAATACATTAAAAAAGCTATTTATTGGTATAGAAAATCTAATGAAATAAAATTGGAAAAAGATGATTTATTAGCGGTCTTAAGAAACACTATAATTAATGAAATAAAAGATTTAGTTCAATTTCCCATGAACAATATCAATCATGAAATAAATGAATTTAGAACTATTTTATGCGAACAATACAGACTTATTCAAAATATTGAAATTGAGAAATCTCCAGAAGGAATAATCAGAAGGATAAATGAAAAAATACCTGGTTTTTCATCAACAATATTTGATATCTATAAAAAACTAAATGAATCATAGATAACCCAATCGTACTCGCGCAGAGGATTGGGCCTTGTTATATATTAATAAGGAACAAAAAAATATATTTTCATATTACCATTCATTGGAACCGTATTATTATTAATTAAAGTAATCTGACATGAACCATTAGTACATGGACTTAATAGAGTACATTCAATATTAGTAACAGTGTTATCTCCATATTGAGTTTGCAGCTGTATATTACCATCGGCTTTTAACAAACTATTATTCAATGTAAAAGTATACATTGCACCACCTGCGGTAGTTAAAGTATTGGTTTGAATAATACCAGATTGATTATTTATTGTTACAGTATCTCCGCCCCCTATAGTTTGGGGGAATGTATGATCAAAAACTATTTCACTTCCCGTCTGCATAGTCGACGTTCCAGATGTTGAAACAAACCCACTGACTGGAGATCCTCCATCGGCAAGAGTTCCGGCATCGCTTCCAGCTACTATTAAATTTCCGGCAGGCACTGTAACAGGATTTGATGGAAAAACAGGGATGGTAGCAACGCCGATAACGGGATCTGCTAAAAAATAATTGCTATTCTCTGAGAGAGAATCCAAGCTTAATAAAGATGCTGCAGATGAATCTGGTGTTTGTTTAATTATCACGGCAGTTGCTTCCGCATATCCGTTTACAATTAAAGGTCCATCCATATTATAATTATCATTTGTAACTTGTTCTCGGATGCTTCCGTTTGCATCTGAAAAAACCGGTACATAATTAATTTTTGCGGCAATAGCTCCATTGTACATCGCTACTTTATTTAAAGATGAATTTGTAGGTGAATAGCCAAGATCATGTAAAGCACCAGAAGTATTTGCCCAATTTGCGAAGTTTCCTGGAGTAACGGGCAATATAATTTCTCCTGGAACTGAAGCAGCCGTAAGCGTTATAATTCCATCTGTTAAAGAGACCGTAAAAGCACCATAACTTCCCACTTGGGTTTGCAAATTGAAATTATACAAAATTTGCAAAATATCGGTAGATGATATTGGATAACTCTGTAAATCTAAACTATTTAGATATCCTGCAGATGTTATAGTATCTAAATTATCGCCGCATACCATATATTTAAAATTAGGAACAACACCCGTCGTCCCAGTTAATGGCTGTGGCATTTGATAAATTTTTGGGCTCATTTTATAATTCCTCATCGTAAAGTATTTTTTTCATGTAAACTACGGCCCTATCCCATAAATATTAAAAAGAACAAACCCGGGTCCTCCTGAGCCTCCTGTTTGAGTTCCAGATGCTATTCCGCAAGCTCCACCTCCGCCAGCGCCGCCAAATGAACCAGAGAATCCGTTACTATTAATATTTACTCTACTAACCCCACCAGCGTTGTAATTAGAATTACCACCAGCCCCAGACGCTACCTGACCTAAAACAGACAATCCATTGCCTCCTTGTTGGCCACGTGAAACATTACCGAATCCACCACCAATAATTCCATTACCTCCTGGGCCTCCGGCTGAAAATGAAGCCGCTGTATTTGCAACGCCGGTGGCTCCCAACCCACCAGATCCTCCAACAATCGTTGTGGATGGTGTAGGAGCAGGGAAAGTCAAAACTATAGTGCCGCCATTTGCACCATTTGCACTTCCGACACCGCCAGCACCAGCAGGATTTATTGTAATTTGAAATGAGTTATTCGGAATTTTATTGGGACCATCATAAATGGTCCAGGAACCTTGAACGACCGTACCAGCGCCACCGCCTCCTCCAGCTCCGAATGTGTTAGCGCCACCCCCATCAACGAATCCACCTCCTCCACCACCAGGTGCGCTTATATAATAATTTATATATAAAGCATTTGGAGGAACTGTAAAAGTTACAGTACCATTACTTTGAGTATAAGTGGATAATAATATAACATTTTCTGTATTAGCCCACTCAGACAAAGTAATCAATCCAGTCGAGCTATCAATTGAAACAAGAAAAATACCGTAAGATCCAGTGTTGGAATTGTTGGAATAATTATACAAAATTTGCAAAATATCTGAAGATGCCACAGGCTCTAATTGGGACGAGAGTTGATTAAGATACCCAGGAGTAGTTAAGGTAACTAAATCATCTCCAGATACCATAAATTTAAAATTTGGCAAAACTCCAACTGTTGCAGGAATAGGAGTCGGTAACTGATAAATTATGGGTGACACATTAATCTCCTTAATGAATTATTGTCTATCCCTTTCTAGGAGTCAAAGATCCACCGGCCCTTTTCCAATTCTTTTCAGATCCAGAACCATGGCCCCAACCACCAGCCATACTTCCTTTATGACCCTCATAATCTTTAGGATTTTTCTCACTTTTTCTCTGAAGAACACGAGAAATACCTTCTTGATGACTGTCATGAACTTTCCTATTGTCAATCATCCCTTCTTTTAATTTATATTCACTCATTTTTATCCCCTAAAAATTACCAGCCTTGCAAAGTTATGACCCCGTTGCCATCAATAGCCACGCCAAAAAAATTAAAATTATTAATAGAACCACCTTCTTGAGGATTGTAGCTATAAAATGCCATAATTTATCCTTACATATCTGCCAGTTCGTCAGAAACCTTTTTAACAGCAATCGGAACATTTTGCTCAATAATCGGGTCAATGCCGCTTAAAATAGGATTAATGATAGATGCCGTGATAGAGGATTTGGAAGATATGTAATTCTCCAACTTTTTGACCAAAGTTTCAAGTTCCGCAATTATTTGTGGCTCTTCAGAAATAACAATAGTCTCAAGGACCGATAAAAGATGAGCAATTAACCAACTTAGGACAATGTTCATTAATAACAATCCTTCATTTTTTTGCTATTACCCATATGGATAGCTGCTTTTTTACTTTTCGTTCCACCCACATCTGGCTTTCCAACCATTTTTTTGCTTTTTTCAGCAATTTTCTTGACAGGGCTCACCGATTTCTCGGTAGAAGCTACCGCCTTTTTATTATCTTTTGATTCCCGTTTGTTATAAGGCGTGGATTTTCCTTCTTTGCCTCTTCTTGACGTAACATCCATTCTTCTATCCTCACTAATCGTTGATGTATTGACGACATAACATTGGCTGTGGCTTCTATAGTATCCTCAAATTCTTTTTCTGTCATTTTTTCCTCTTTTTTCTTTTCTCGCCTGATTCTGAATATGCGATTGCTATAGCCTGAGATTGTTTTTTCCCATGAGCCATTTCCGTTTTAATATTATCTTTAAAGCCTTTGCTTCCTGGTTTCGCACTTTTTTTTAATGGCATCTAATCACCTCTTATGCTCAGGAGTCCAAACCTGCTTGTACATCTCACTACGTTGTTCCGAAGTAGCACCATCCAAATGTTTACGAACACCCATCTCAAGCTGTCTATCATTCAATTTGTACACACGCTTAATATCATTCCAAGGAGCATTTTTTAAATCTCCCCAGGTTGGTCCTTTAGCCATTTTTATCATCCTCTAATATTGTGTGTAAAAAATCGCGTAATAATTCTATATCGTC